CTTCCGTCTCGTCTTCTTCATGGTCCGCTCCGTTTATCAAAACGGAACGGCATCCGCACCACCTAAGCCGCCGGTCCAAAATCCGGGGTCCACTTCACGCGTCGTCGCGAACCTCGCTTACGAGGTGGCGCGATGAACGCTCCCGCAAACATAAATCACGCGGCGCCGTGCAGCATTGAACTTGAACAAGAGGTTCTAGGCGCTGCGCTTATCACAAACGCCGCGTTCGAAGTCATCGAGCGCACGGTTTCCGCTAGCGACTTTTCCGAGCCGCTGCACTCTCAACTTTTTGAGACTTTCGCCAGCGTCCATGACTCGCACGGGCTTATAACGCCCGCACTGGTCATCGCCTCAATGGGCAGCGACGCTAGCGAGATGGTCCTGGAGGGCCTCACGATCGGCCAGTATATCGCGCGGCTGGCGGCGGCGGCCTCACTGCCCCGCAATGCCGTAGCGTATGCAAAGCAGATCCGCGAGTTTTCCAACCGTCGCAAGATCCTGGCGATGGCGGAGACAATGTCGATTGGCATCAAGGGCAACCAATCCGCCGCCGATATCGCGGGCGCCGGCATCGAATTGCTAGACGAAATTGCTGCACAGGCCTCTGCGGGAAATACGCCTCAGGTATCGATCCGCGATGCGGACGATGAGGCGCTGACGATCATGCAGCATCGAATGAACAACCCCGGGCTGGCTGGCATCAGCTCAGGGCTGAAGAGCCTCGACGGCAAAACCGGCGGATTGAAGCGCGGCGACCTGCTTGTGCTCGCTGGACGCCCGGCCATGGGAAAATCGGCGGTCGGCATCTGCATCTCGAACGCTGCGGCCAGAGCCGGCGAGCCTACGCTGTTCTTCTCTTTGGAGATGAGCGCGCCCAGCCTGGCAAGCCGGGGCATGGCCGATGTTGCATACGAGAAAGGGCGGCCGATCCCCTATTTCAGCATCGACAATGGCCAGCTCAGCGACGTGGAGGCGGAGCGCATTATCGAGGCGGGACGGCTTCGGCGCGAATGGCCTCTGAAGATAGACCCGACCCCCGGCTTAACCGTGTCTCAAATCGCGGCGCGGGCTCGCAAGCACAGTCAGGCGCTGGAGCGTCAGGGGAAGCGGCTCGGCCTTATCGTTGTCGACCATCTTCATCTTGTGATGCCGTCCGGCCGGTACTCCGGCAACAGGGTTCATGAGATCACTGAGATTTCTGGCGCGCTGAAGAGGCTCGCCAAGGAGCTTGATGTCCCGGTGCTGGTTTTGGCGCAGTTGAACCGCCAGGTCGAGAACCGAGACAACAGGCGCCCGACGATGGCCGATCTGCGCGACTCCGGCTCGATCGAGCAAGACGCCGACGCGATCTTCTTTGTGTTTCGCGAGGCCTACTACCTGGAGCGCGAGCCCGACGCCCCGCCCGAGCAGTTGCGGGAGGCGCAGCACAAGCTGGAGGTCATCATAGCGAAGCAGCGCGGAGGGCCTACGGGCACGGTCGATCTGTTCTGCAACATCAAATGCAACGCCGTTCGTGACGAGGAGTGAATATGAAACCCGTTGGATACTTCAACACTCCCCGCTCGATATTCAATCACCCCCTGTTCGAGGAGGAACCCATGACCAAACGCGAAGCGCTGATGTGGTTGATCGCTGCCGCCGCCTATGAGCCTACCCGGGTAAAGGTCAAGAGCGGCCATTCGTTTGAGATCATAACGCTGCAACGGGGACAGCTATCGCACAGCCTGTCGTTCTTGATGACGCAGTGGAAATGGAAGTCGGACACGAAGGTCCGAACGTTCCTCGAGCAGCTCGAGCGAGAGGGATTTATAAACGTGCAAAGGGGCAATCAAACGGGGGGGAGGCTTGGTAGGTTCCCGCCCGTCATAACTATTTGTAATTACAACGTTTATCCGTTTGTCCGACCAATCATGGAGCCCGCGGAGGAGCATCAAATAACGGGCAACGAACGTGCAAGAGAACGAGAATATAAAGAAGTTAAAGAAAGAAAGAATGCTCTCCAGGGGTTCGATGATTGGTACGACCTCTATCCGAGGAAGCAGTCTCGACTGAAGGCCGAGGATGCATTCAAGGCGCTTTCCCTGATCGACCTTCTTGCCTTGATGGAAAGAACCCGGGCGTTCGCTGCTAGCTGGGCCGGCAAGCCGGAGGCGGAACGGAAATACATCCCGTATCCGGCAAGCTGGCTGAATGCTGGCGGCTACAATGACGCCCAGCTGTGCAAGCCCGGCAAGCCCGCTGCGAAGCAACTCACTGATGAGGAATGGCAAGCGCGCCTGGACTATTTCAAGGAAAGCCAGGTCTGGCCGAACGGCTGGGGTCCCGACCCCGGACGGCGCAGCTGCCTCGTTCCAGCGCACTGTTGATAGCTACCGTTTCGAAGGGGGCGGCGTGAAGAAACCAAGACTGGCAGGCAAGCCTACAGGCAGACCATCAAGCTACACCGAGGCGGTGGCCCGGGAGATCTGCGAGAGGATGATGCAGGGAAAGGGGCTGCTCCAGATCTGCTCCAACGAGGGGATGCCGGATCGGGTAACGGTCTATCGGTGGTTGGATGCCAACGAAAGCTTCCGCAACAGATACGCGCGCGCCAGAGAAGCCCAAATGGACTTCTACGCAGAGCAAATCCTGGCGATCTCGTTTGACGAGAGCGGCGACATCCTGATCGATCAGGACGGGGATAGGTCCAAGGCGGTAGCCAACCACGCCAAGGTGCAGCGTGATCGGCTGAAGGTCGATAGCCTCAAGTGGACAGCAAGCCGCCTGTTTCCAAAGCGTTACGGCGACAAGATGGAGCTCCTGACGGCGGCGGCGGATGCTGGCGAGCCAAAGACGCTCACCATCTCCTGGCTGAAGACAACCCCTGACATGGGACCTCCGGAGCGCCCTCAGCCACCGCGGCAGCTCGTCTATCACAAGCCTCAGCTGCCCGGCGATCTGACTGAAGCCGATTGGTCGGTCATGTTGGAAGTCTTGGAATTGGTGAAGCGCACGGTGCCGACGAATGACGAGCGGCCACCGGCTGAAATCATGGGGGTGATCAAGACCGCGCTGCTCAAGCATTTCGAGGAGGTTTAGCGAGCCCGACTACGCGATCGTGCCAGCCTGCTCATTCCGGTAAAGCCCAAGCCTTCGGCGCCAAGTGGCGGGCTTGACCTGCATTCCGCGGGCTGGCCTCACGCGCTGTGGTCGGGACGAGAAAGCGCTCCGCAGGGGTCGAACAAGTAAGCTGCAAAGGTCAGACCACTTGGCGGGATTCCAAATAGCCTTTGCTGACTGTTCGTATTTGGGTTATTATTCGAACAGTTGATTTGCAGGCAGAGGGAAAACCTCAATGAAGTCGCATCTCAAGCTGGTCACTCCGAACACCGAAAATCGAACAGTTACACCGTTGCGCCGGAAGAATGCTGAGTTGCGCACTCGCGAGTACCTGACCGATGCTGAGGTTGCGAGCCTGACTGAGGCGGCAAAGGGTAACCGCCACGGACACCGGGACGCGACCATGATCCTGGTGGCCTACCGGCACGGCCTGCGGGTCAGTGAGCTTGTGGACCTGCGCTGGGATCAGATCGACTTCGAACGGGCAACCCTGGCCGTCCGCAGGGCCAAGAAGGGCTCGCCAGCGACACACCCCATCCTTGGTGACGAGCTGCGGGCATTGCGCCGGCTACAACGTGAGCAAGAGCCCAAATCGCCGTTCGTGTTCACCTCGGAGCGCGGTTCGCCCTTCACGACTGCCGGCTTTGCCCGGATGGTGGAACGTACTGGCGGGGCTGCCGGGCTTGGTTTCAAGGCTCACCCGCACATGCTGCGGCACGCCTGTGGCTTTGCACTGGCCAACAAGGGCCACGATACCCGGGCTCTGCAGGCATACCTGGGTCACCGCAACATTCAGCACACGGTACGCTATACCGAGCTGTCGCCGGATCGGTTCAAGGACTTCTGGCGATGATAGACCGAGCAACGCGGTTAGAGCATCTGTGTGGATAGGCGCGCCATTTGACCCCCAATCGGTGCGCTGCTCGAACGTGCTTCCTGTCACAGGGTGTGATATGGTCCGGCGTCTCCCCAAACACGGGAGAACATCATGCCGTTTACTTAGCCTGTTACTATCGCCGCGTGCTCGCGAGGACTACCCACGCCGCGACCGCGAGCCAGAAAGCGTATGCGCTGACGAAAGGGATGAAGACGAAGACGCCGATAGTCGCAGCAAGCGCCATGATGAGCGAGACCGCAAATCCGAAATACATAGCAAATCCACCGCAACGCAGACAACGATCACCGTTCGGCGACGATTATAATCAGCCGCCACCCGATTCGGCGACATGATCCGCGCCGTACGACCCGCCCCTACGGCGCTCGCCGTCTCAGCCGACATGGCCTCTATCGGGAGAATCGGAATACTATCAGAGGTACTCCGACGTACTTTGGGGGTGTGAATGTGGTGGCGCGGGGTCTCGCTCGTGATGGCTATTGCCGCAGTCCTCGGGGTCTTTGTCGAAATTCCGATAATCAGCGCTTACGCTTTTTGGATTTTGGTAGCGGCTTTCATTGTTTGGCGCAGTTTTCTCACCGTCAAGACTACCCATTTGCTCATTATGACACCCATCGCGCTACTTTTTCTTGCGACCGTGGGGCTCTTCGTCGAAATCCCAATAGTCAGCGC